CTGGTCCACCCCAGACTTTCCGAGCCCGTTGGTAGGTAGCTTGATCCATTCCTACATAGTGTACAGTTCTAACCATAATATAACTCCTTTCCTCAACGCCCCCAGTATCTCCAGTCTCCTCGCACGGCCTTATTGACGTTGCCGCTCTAATTTGACTGAAACTGGTCCACTCTATACTAACTAGTGTTATGCGTTTAAGTCCGGTTCTCTCAGCAAGGACGCTGAGGAAAAGAGTTATGCTACTAACTCTCGAATCATTTTATTTAACACTTTAAGTTGATCCTCTTCAGGATAACGCTTAAAGATAGGATCAACGCGAACGCCGTTTTCACCTAAAAATTCGATTAATTCATTTATTTGTTTAGTCATATGAGACTCCTATATTTAACTTATATTATCAGTATACACTATTTCTTTTCAAATGTACACCTTTTTGTTTCGTTTAAAATCAACAGCTTACAATTTTTTTTACTGAGGATCTTCTACCCAATCCCAAAATGGTTCGATGACTTCCATTTCATCAAAACCTTCTTGTGTCCAACCACGAGCTACTGCATGTGCTGCAACCATATGGACATAATCCATCATTGGCCAATGACCTTCTTTCTCAGCCCACTTTTTCATATCAGACTGAACTGCACTTGACTGCTCACCTTGAGCTGTTTGAGCATCAATCCGACGATACTCTTCTTCTATTAATATACTATCAATTGCAAATTTTTCGATATCTGAATAAGTCATTATGCTGCTCCTCTTAAAGCTTCTAGATTAGTAGTGCGGATCATACCCCACTTCCAAAGACCACGATCATCAACTTCGTTGTAAAGTTGCTTATGACGAATGTCTGCTTCTTTTGCTGACTCAAACAATTCGATTACAAAATCGCCTTTGGCGTTGTTTGCTTGTACTTGATATTTCATTATGCTGCCTTTCCTGTATACAACCAAATTGCTTCGTCAACCAATACATCAAAACATGCATCGATGTACTCAGAAGTGTAGAAGTCACGAAGACCCATATACATATCTGACTCTACAAAGTTCCAAAACTCAGTTGTATTGAAACCCGGACGTAAGTTAAACTCATTATCAATTGCATTGTTGAAGCAGTCGATTACATCGTTCTTGATTGCTGATCCATTTGGTAGTAACATGTGTTTATCTCCTCTTGATATAACCTTTATAACATATTAAAAGGGGAATGTACACCTTTTTGTTTTCAATGAAATCAATAACTTATAATTTTTTTTCATTTTCTTCCATAAGCTCAATCATTTTATTGAGATACCAACGAGCTTTCTTAGCATCCTCAAGTGGTTTACCCTTAGTCCATAAACGTGTACTTAGATATTTTACGATATTACCATGACAATAGTGCACAGCATTCTCACTTCCTAAACAATCTACAATGTAATCCATAGTTTCGATTTTACCGGCATTATAGTGCGCAGGATTGTTTACCATTTCGTCTGACATGAAAACCTCTATTTACATTTTGTTAAAAGTATTGTACAATAATTATATGAGTTTGTAAACATATAAATAGTGCTAAAGAATCAAGGAATTCAATATGCCAACCCTTAATCCAAGTGTGACAGTAGAAGTAGATAGTCTAACATCAGGCCTGAATGGCTTGAGCTATCTTCAGCCTACATCCTTTAAACTTTCGATAGACAGGAAGCATTATCCAAATCTGGAGTTTTTCTGTCAAACTATTCTACATCCATCTATGACTATCAATCCAGTCGAGGTACCTATCAAACGCGTAGGGTCAATTCCATTTGCTGGCGACAAACTAGTTTTTGGTGAGCTAACAGCAATTATTATTGTTGATGAGAATCTCAATGCTTATACAGAGATGTATAACTGGATGGATAGGCTAGTTGACACAAATGAAATTGCACCGTTAGATAGAAGTGATACAGCTATTCCTACATATTCTGACATTACAATATCTATACTTTCTAGTCACAATAACACTACTAGAACTATCAGATATATAGATTGTATACCGATTAGTTTAGGTGATATGACGCTAGAATCTACTAGTGGTGATGTTCAGTACATTACATTCCCTGTAACCTTTAGGTTCTCTACTTTCCAATTAAATTAAATTGACCGGAGTATATTATGACATTGGAACAAGTGTTGGACGAATGGTCCAAAGACTCTATCCTACCCCCTAATAATTTAGATGAGGTATCTCGTGAAACACCAAAGCTTCACGCAAAATATCTAGCCCTACTCTCTAATGCCAAACTACGTCTTAAAAAGGCAGAGATGGACCAGAAATCGCTCTTAAAATTAAAGTGGCTATACTATAACGGTAAAATGTCACAAGAGGAGATTGAAACACAGGGTTGGGACTATGATCCTTTCAATGGATTAAAGATTATGAAAGGTGAGATGGACTATTATTATGATTCTGACAAAGAGATCCAAGAGTCGGAGCTTAAAATACAGTACATTAAAACTCTAATAGATACTCTAAAGGAAATAGTTGATACGCTGAGATGGCGCCATCAAACAATTGGTAATATGATTAAGTGGAAGGTGTTTGAAGCCGGTGGCTGATATTGTTTGTAGACTCAAAGACTATAGTATGCTTGAAGTAGACTTAGATGCTGGTTATGCTGCAGAACTAAGCGAGTACTTTTCTTTCTATGTGCCTGGTTATAAGTGGATGCCTGCCTATAAGAATAAGGTATGGGATGGAAAGATTCGTTTGTTCAATCGCATGAACGGTGAGCTTCCCGCTGGGCTATATGTTTATTTGTTAAAGTTTGCAGCTGAGAGATCATATACTGTTGACACTGAAGAGTCTGATCAATATGGTCTTCCTGTGCCTGAAGCTCATTCGCCTCAATATATATCGCATTTACTTTCTGACGCATCGCTTCCATTTCAGCCTCGAGACTATCAATACGCTGCGCTTGAAACAGCCCTAGCAAGAACTCGAGCAATTTTATTATCTCCTACAGGTTCAGGTAAATCTTTCATTATTTATCTGTTACTTAAATACTGGTTAAATTACATTTCAGATGGTGTTAGGTATCCAAAGGGAGGCCGTGTACTCGTAATTGTTCCTACAACATCTTTAGTTGAACAAATGCACCAAGACTTTTTAGACTATGGTTTTAGTCAAGATGGAATGCATAGAATATATTCAGGTAAAGATAAGAATGCAAACAAAGCTGTTATAATTTCAACTTGGCAGAGCATATATAAATATCCTAAGAAATGGTTTGAGCAGTTTGGTATGGTAATTGGTGATGAGTGTCATGGGTTTAAATCCAAGTCATTATCATCAATTATGAATAAGGCAACTGAGGCTAAATATCGTTTTGGTACTACTGGTACACTAGATGGCACACAAACACATAAACTTGTGTTAGAGGGTTTATTTGGCCCGGTCTATAATGTGACTAAAACTAAAAATCTTCAAGATGACGGCACTCTTGCTCCTTTAGATATTAAAGTCTTATTAATGAATTATCCTGAGGCAGTAAGACAAGATTTTGGAAAGAAGACGTATGCAGAAGAAATTGACTTTATTGTGGGACATGAAGGTCGTAATAGGTTTATTCGTAATCTGGCTTTGGGCGCTGATGGCAACACTCTCGTCTTATTCCAACGTGTGGATGCTCATGGTAAACCACTCTTTGACTTGATAAGTAATAAGGCAGAGGAAGGCAGAAAAGTATTCTACGTATCTGGTGAGACTGATACAACCGACAGAGAATCAATTCGTAAAATTGTGGAGAAACAGAAAAATGCTATTATTGTTGCAAGTCTTGGTACCTTTAGTACTGGTATTAATATTCGGAATCTGCACAATATCATATTCGCTAGCCCATCAAAGTCTCAAATTAAAGTCCTACAGAGTATCGGAAGAGGGTTACGCCAATCAGATGACGGAAGAATCACAACGCTCTATGACATAGCTGATGATTTACACTGGAAACAACAGAAAAATTTCACTCTGATGCATTCGGCTGAACGCGTAAAAATTTATGAAAAAGAACAATTTAAATATAAAATAATAAAGGTAGACATCGATGGGTGACATTAAACAATTTGTCATGGCTAATGGTGACGAAATAATTTGCGAAGTATTAGAATGGAATTCAGAAGAAGATCCAAGCATAGTTGTTCGTCGTGTGTATAAGTTTGATGTATCTGATGATCCTGTTAGGGGTGTAAGATATTTTGGTATAAAACCCTGGATGATGTTCCAGTCGGCCGAGGACATATTTAACACCATTAATACCGATCATATAATGTCTGTTGGAAATCCACATCCAAATATGTTAAAACAATATAAAGATGCTATTCGTAAGACAGAAATGACCGATGAAGAACTGGAAGAGAATTTAAAAGCCAGACTGACCGAACTTGGCATCTCTATAGATAATGATAGTAGCGTATCTGATAACGTAGTTCCATTTCATAGATTTGATAAAGATAAATTACATTAATGGCATTTTTAGTACATCCACTACCACCAACCGAAGTTTTTGTCCGTAAAGAATATTTGTATGACTTAAAAGAAGGTCATGGAGAATTTACTCCTGGCATCTGGATTAGCGTAAAGTCTGTACAATATAAAGCTCTTTACTTTGAAACCCTTTTAACTGAATATGGCGCTCTCTATGATAAGTTACCAATCTCTGCTTTTGTTTGGAAGACTGATCATGGTGACCTTTTGCCTCTTGATGTTCTCCAGCTCTGGGACTGCTTTGACTACGACATCACTGTGGTCAGAAAGCCAATCCTGTCAAGATGCGAATTCTTTGGAAAAGACAGACATATGCACGCCGGAAAATACGAGTTCACAATCGATAATTGTCACAGGGATACTTCCACCCTTAACACCAACTTCTCAGAACATGACCCTGAGCACAAATCATTTAATATTATTAGACTCGACAATGGTCAATTCGCTGCGCAGCCTAATAACAGGGTTCTCTTCCGTGATAGCTCCTTAACACCAGACAAATTAAAACGGCTGGATTTTAAAGTCTGTACTCAAAACTATGCAGTTGAAACTGAACCTAAATGGTCAGTGGGTCATACTGATGAATGGCAGTATAAAACAAGAGATGAAGAATAGGGTATACTCTCTCCCCCTCAGCATCACTCTTTAATTATACACAGCTTTTCCGGAACTGTACATAACTATTTTAGCTAAATTGCAAAATAATTTTTATGTACAAACATATCAATATAGTGTAGAATAATATCATACTTGAAGGAATTTATTATGAAACCACAGGAACGCCCGCATTATGTAAATAATGCAGATTTTTCACAAGCAGTAGTACAATATGTAACCACCCTGAACGAAGCGCGGGACAGTGGTCAGCAATTGCCCATTGTACCAGATTACATTGCACGGTGTTTTTTAAAAATCGCTGAAGGCTTATCTCATAAGTCTAACTTCATTCGATACACATATCGTGAGGAGATGGTTATGGATGCAGTGGAGAATTGTCTCAAGGCGATTGAAAACTATAATCTCGAAGCTGCCACACGTACGGGTAAACCTAATGCCTTTGCTTACTTTACACAGATATCATGGTATGCATTCCTTCGTCGTATTGCCAAAGAAAAGAAACAGCAGGATGTAAAGATCAAGTACATGACTCAGTCTGGAGTCGAAGAGTTTATTATTGAGAATGGTGATGCAACATCAGGACAAGTAATGAATGCATTTGTTAACCAACTAAAGGATAGAATTGATAAGGTTCGTGAGAAAGACACAGAGTTTAAACATTTTGCTGAAAAAGAAAAAAAGAAAAAGAAACTCTCTAAACGAACTGTTTATGTCGATTCTGACCTTGGTGATTTTTTATGAAGATAGCGATACTCAATGACACACATGCTGGCATTAGGAATTCTTCTGACATTTTTATCGATAATGCAGAGAAATTTTATAGCGATGTATTTTTTCCTTATTGCATGGAACATAGTATTCGCCATATCATCCACCTTGGCGATTACTATGATAACAGGAAATTTATCAATTTCCGTGCTCTTAGTCGCAACCGTCATTCGTTTCTTAAACCGTTAAGAGAAAATAAAATGACCATGGATATCATTCGTGGTAACCATGACACATACTATAAAAATACTGGTGAACTCAACTCTTTGAAAGAGCTTCTAGGCCATTATATGAATGAGGTCAATATTATTCATGAGCCTACAGTTATGGAATATGGGTCTATGAAGATGGGTCTAGTACCATGGATTGACAAGGATAACGAGGATCAGGCTCTTGAGTTTCTTAAGAATGCTAAGTGTGATTGGATAGGCGGCCACTTTGAAATTGCTGGTTATGAGATGTTCAGAGGTCAACGTGCACCTCATGGCCTGGATCGAAATGTTTTCAATCGATTTGAAAAAGTGTTGTCAGGTCATTTTCATGCGAAATCAGAGCAGGACAATATCATGTACCTTGGCTCACAATTGGAGTTCTTTTGGAATGATGCACACGATAACAAATATTTTCACATCCTTGATACAGAGACACGAGAACTCACACCTGTTCGTAATCCCCATACTCTTTTCCATCGTATCTATTATGATGATAGCCACACAGATTATGACGATTATGATCTAGAACAGCTTGATGGCAAGTTTGTAAAAATAGTTGTAAAAAATAAAAATGACCTGTTTACATTTGATCGATTTGTTGATAGAATACAGAATAGAGCAATACATGAACTAAAAATTGCAGAGAACTTTAATGAGTTTCTTGGGGATAACGTGGAGGATGAGAGCGTATCGGTAGAAGATACATCGGTTCTATTGGAAAGTTATATTGATGCGGTTGATACTGAACTAGACAAAGATCGTATCAAAAAAGAAATGCATGACTTGATGACAGAGGCACAAGCTCTCGAAATAGCATGATAAGATTTAAGACACTGAAGTGGAAAAACTTTCTCTCAACTGGTGATAAGTGGACAGAGATTGATTTCCAATCACATAGTACAACATTAGTTGTAGGGCACAACGGAGCAGGTAAGTCTACTATGCTCGATGCCCTTAGCTTTGCCTTGTTTGGTAAGGCACACAGAAATATTAGTAAGCCACAACTTGTAAACAGCATTAACAATAAAGGTTGTTTGGTTGAAGTTACATTTAACGTATTAGGCTCAGACTTTCGTGTAGTACGTGGCATCAAGCCAAATAAGTTTGAGATATGGAAAGGCGATGAGATGATGAATCAGTCATCCCATGCCAAAGAGTACCAGAAGATCCTCGAGCAAAACATCATTAAGTTGAACCATAAGTCGTTCCACCAGATCGTTGTTCTCGGCTCTTCCTCCTTCATTCCCTTCATGCAGCTGAGTGCACAGAATCGGCGTGATGTTATCGAGGATCTTCTGGACATTAATGTCTTTTCTAAAATGAATAGTCTATTGAAGGAAAAGAATAGTCTTTTGAAAGAGGAGATTAAGGATAATGACTATTCATTTGAACTAACTAAAGATAAGATTGACTTACAACGTAAATATATTCGAGAAGTTGAGGAGTTAAGCAATGATCAGATCGAGGAAAAAGAAAACGAAATCTCTATTGCAGAAGAAACCATTTCGAGTTTACAGTTGGAAAACGTCAACTCGTCCGAAGAAATTGAAAAGCTCTCC